CCATGTAATACTATTTATATCACAAGCCTAGATCCTTCTCGGTCCAAATGAGGAAGTTCATATCCTTCTTAACACAATACTTTTTGGCTGCTTCCCACTTAGCATTGTTCCTACCCCACTCCCTCACTTCATAAAGGTAACCTTTAGTCCTACGTTTGGGATTAGCCTTCGGTGGCTTCAACTGTTTAGAAGGTTTCAGTTCTATGAGAAACTCTTTTGTTTGCTGTCCTTGTTGCACCTTCACCCAAAAGTCTGGATAGTACCGATGCACTTTGCCGTCTAACGGAGACTGGTAAGGAATGATGAACTCCTCACTAGACCATTCTAATACATTATCATTACGATCAAAAGATGACATAACCTTCCTCTCCCACATGGAACGATACACTATGTTCCGTGAGTTCCCTTTATACTTCTGTGGACGTTCAGGCGCAAACCGCCCTTTATACGTCATCTTGTTCTTAAAGTTACGCTTAGGCATATAAATACTTATACAGATTAAAGAGGAATGTTTATATGCACGAAAATCTTGGCACTCAACATACTAAAGCTGAAAAGGCAGCAACTGCAAGTAAGACAGAACCATGGGTTGATCCGAACAAAAAAAAAGGAGCAGCAACTCCTTCCGGAAACGCTCTAATCTTTCCTACAGATTTAGGAACTTCCGACGAACAACAAAACTTTATGATGTTCTGGCCGAAGAAAATTTCTGGTGGAAAAGGTAATGCTCGAGAAATAACTTTTACTGCTCTTCAAGATTATCCTTGTGTAGCTCTTCCTATACCCTCAGGTCTCAATACTTCTTATACTCAAAGTTGGTCTGCAGCACAAGTAGCAGGTCATAACTCTATGTTAGCAGACAAAGGTGGAGACTTGATAAAAAGAGTAGCTACTTCTTTAACACCGGCCGATAACATGAGGGGTAGAGGTACAAGTGGCGTCGGCGCACCCAATAAACAAGCTAGAATAACTGATATAGTGGGAAGCTTAATGCAGGGTGCAAGTATGGGTGGTGCATGGGATTTGTCTAAATCTGTGGGAAGCGCTTTAACCTCAAGTAATTTTTGGAATGAAGCTGCTGGTGGAGTTACAGCAGAACTCGGAGCAATGATAGCAGCTGGTCCTGCAGAAGGACTCGCTACAGCTTCCCAATATAACGTTGGGATGCGAGCAGTCAAACAAACTATGATGAGCTACGGTGGACCGGGATTTAGAAGTTTTAGTTATAACTTTTCTCTTAAACCTATGAGAGTAAAAGAAAGTCAAATAGTAAATGATATTACTAGAGTATTTAAAGAACTCTCTGCTCCTAACCAACAAGCAACCAGATATACTAGAGTATATGATCTTCCAGCTGTTTGGAAAATTATGTTCTACTATGGTGGTCAAGAACATCCTCATATAGCTAAAATAGGCCACTGTGCTCTCACTAGCATCGGCATTACTTATGGTGGTGGTAAATTTTCTACCTTTTCCGGAACTCACTCACCAGTACAAACAGACATTACTTTAAACTTCCAAGAGATGGAACTTCTCAATCGTCAAATGTTGAAAACTGAAGTAGTTGGTGGAACTAACTGGCCAAATTTGAGCAATAATTCTGCTGGCAACACTTGGACATAAATCATGTATTTCAACGACTTCCCTCAAATACAATACGATTGTACTGGCAACGGTAATTTCACTACTATTCAAGACATAATGATTCGTATAAAAGTGAGAAATTATTTAAAAAACAACAGTTCTCTCTTTGCTAAGTATTCTGTACCCGATGGAGAAACTCCAGAGATGGTAGCATTTTTTCTTTATAATGATGTTAATTACCACTGGATTCTCCTACTCTTTAATCAAATCTCAAACACTTATTATGATTGGCCTTTAAGCACACGAAACTTTCAACGCTATATATCCAACAAATATTCTAATCCAGACGGCGTACATCACTATGAAGTTTCACAAAGTTCTGGAGGTGACTGGGTAAAGATTAAAGTAGAATCTGATGTAACAGGCGCAGTAGGAGTAACTAACCTTGAATACGAAGCTACCCTTCAAGATGTGAAACGTGAAATTAGAATACTTAAACCCGAATTCCTCGGACAATTCAAGGCAGAATTTGCTCAACTATTAGAAGAAGCTAAGGATTAATACATCATGGCTAAAGAAGCTACAATCGTAGCAGATTTACAAAAAATTAACGACATCTCTAATAAACCAGGTGTTCAAGGACAACCTGGTGCAGCTTATTTTGGATCTAGTATTCTTCTTCAACACGGAGAAGGATATCAATATCCCATAGATACTTTTATTCGTCAAATTCAAATTCAAGAAAATATATATCAAGAAGGAATTATGGGATTTTTAGAGATGTTAGATACTTATAATCTCATTCGTAACGGTATCATTTTAGGTCAAGAACTTTTATATTTAAAATTCTGTTCTGCTGGAGCTGAAGTAGCAGGCTTAGAAAAAAAATGGGAGATTGACTTCTATAAAAATCCTTTACAAGTCTATAAAGTAGAGGACTTGAAAGAACGAGAAACTTCAGAAGGAACTACAGCAGTAAGTGCTCTAACTTATAGATTACATTTTTGTTCACCTGAACTCTTAATCAGTCATAGGACTCGTATCTCTAAAACAATGCAGGGTACATACTCTGATATGATTACTGATGTATTAACTAATCATTTAAAGACCAAAAAGAAATTAGATATAGAAGAAACAACTGACCTTAAAACGATGATCGTTCCCAACCTACATCCTATGGATGTCATTAAAAAAATAACTCCAGTAGCTCAAAAAGAAGTACCGATGGTAGCAGTCAATCCTCATGCTGATGTTCCTGTTTCTCCCACAATTTTCAAAGGTCGTCTAACAGATTTTCAATTCTGGGAAACCACAAGAGGATATAAATTTCTTCCTTCTATTAAACCTCAAGAAGATGCTCAATTAACTCTCACTATTGGAACAACTCTTACTGTAGCGGCCTATAAGATAACAATGATAACTGCTCTAGCCCATGAATACTTATTTCATGGAGATACATTTAGTGCTATCAAACAAGGTGGATGGGGTTCTAAACAAATTAGTCACAATTCTTACAATAAATCTTTTACAACTTATCAGTCTAATTATCATCGTTCTTTAGCTAATAAAAGATTTTCCCATGTCTCTAAAACTCCTGTTTATAAAACCACAGACTTTGATAAAAACAGAGATAAAGAAAATAGAATGATATCCGATTGGCCTGAAGGTAAATTAAACTTATATAGTTTTAGCGGAACCCAAAAAAATACTTCTATTAATAAAACTACTAATGAAGCAGATACTCCATGGTCTACCATGCCTGCTGAAACTTCTATGCAACGATCGATGCAAACTATCCACAGTTTACAATATGATCAACTAGGAGTCACACTTAATGGGATTTCTATATTAGAAGCTGGGATGGTGATTAAATTAGACTTACCTGATGTGGGAGAAGGTAGTGGATTTTTTGAAGGTACTGAAGCAAAATGGGAAAACAGACTAGATAATTTATGGATTATTACAAGTCTTAAACATATTATAATCCTTCCTCAAAATACTTATACTTGTGAATTAATACTCACTAACACAATGACATATGCTATGAAAGAACTTCCCATTTACGAAGCACCAGGAACTCTTCCAACCCAACGAGATTTTAGTACAATATCTACATAAAAAAAGGGAGCCCCGAAGGACTCCCTGTGTCGTAGTTGCCTTACGACCAATTAATCTTCATCTGCCAACTTGGCAAAATAAGACAATGTATCATCTTCATCCTCAGAAGTATCTTCTGTGACTTTTGTTTCAACCTTCTTCGGTTTAGAAAAAGTTTCAACTGTACCAACAACACTACTTCCTGTAAGCACTCGATTCAATTTCGTCTTGAGGTCATCATAAGACTTGAAATTGTCAGCTTCAAGAAACTGTGCCAAACCGTACAACTTACCGTACAACTCTTCCAACTTATCATCATCACCTTCATGTAATTTTGAAGGAGCATCAAACTCGGACTTGTCATAGTTCCAAAAACCATCGACCTTCCGAATCTTCAACTTGAAGTTAGCACCTGCCCAGAAATCAAAAGGATTCATCGGTGTTTCATCTTCAAATGCCGGAGTCATTACTTCACTCAGCTTATCAAAAATCTTCTTGCCAAAACGGAACAAGAACACTCGACCTTCATTTTCAGGATGCTTAGGATCACTCACAACAAGGATGTTGGAGTAGTACTTCAAGATGCGCTTCTGTTTACGAGCAATCTCTTTGTTCGCTTCTATACCACTGTTCCAAAGTTCAGTGTTATACTCAGACACTGGGTCCTTCTTCTGAAGCGTAGTTAGGGAGTTTTCAATGTACCAACCACCGGGACCATTGAAAGCGTGGGACCAAATCTTACACCAAGGTAAATCTTCCCCACTTGGTTGTGGAAGGAAACGAATAATCGCATATCCATTTCCACTC